TAATCCAGATATAATAGTCTGTTTACCAGCAGCACCTAAATTGGTATTACCAGATACATCAAATCTATTTGCTACTGTTAGAAAACCGTTAGCAACTGAGGTTCCATTTATAATAGTCTGTTTACCAGCAGCACCTAAATTGGTATTACCAGATACATCAAATCTATTTGCTACTGTTAGAAAACCGTTAGCAACTGAAATTGCATTTATAATGGTCTTTTTACCGGCAGTACCAAGCACTGAATTACCAGAACTTATAAATGACGTTGTAACTGTTCCTTTGTTTGATGAGGTATTACCTGTTACTGCTAGATTGGTTTCTACTGTAGCTCTACCATTTGCTGACAATAATCCAGTGATTATAGTTCTTTTAGCAGCAGCACCAAGTACCGTGTTACCAAAAGATTTTAGAACGTTGTTAGCAATAATTGTATTAGCATACAACACTGACTTATTAATCGCAAATGCGTTCAATCTGTCTAAAGTGTCGTTAGTACGAACTCTCCATGTATCAAAAGTATTTGTAAGAACAACGTTAGCTAATTTTGCCATTTATTACCCCTAAAATCGCGTCTAAGGTTGTTTTTATTTCGTGCATTTCAACCTTTAATGTATTTATATCGTCCATACTCTTTTGTATTTCGTTTTGTTGACTTCTACGCTTTTTATATGCGTCCAATTCTGAATTATTAATATTTAGGATCGCACCATTTTCTCCTCTTGCTAAATCTGGAGAGTCTTGTATTTTAATGTATCGGACTGATTTCATTTTTTACCTCTGTAAAGCAAGTATTCTAAGATCACGAATTCTTGGTGGGCGAGTTGTTGTATCTTTAGTCAACACAATCTTTACAGCAAAATATTTGAAACCAACAAATCTAGCTCTAGAAGAATTTCTATATTCAAGTATGCTTCCGTTAGTATTATTAGCTCCTGATCTATTTGTATTATCATACGTTGGAGTATCAAAAGTCAATTCAATGTAATCAGATGTATCTTCACTCGAAGAATATGCTGCGCTAGAAGTAAACCCAGTTGCAGTATTTTGAGTCATTGGTATCCATCTAATTTCATCAAATGTATCATTGTCTTCACGGTTCAAAACTTTATAATAAACACTTACTTGTGAAGTAGTTGGGCGATATGCAGTTACATAGATTTTCAAATCTTCCGCGTCTTGACCATCAGCTAGTGTAACACGGCGGGTAATATAACGAGCTTTAGCCGAACCGCCATTAGTTACATAATCCTCTGAAGAACCTATCGCAGAATTTGAGTTAATTAGATTTTCTATAGCAGTTAAAGCAATGCGGCGAAGATCCAGCACCGGGCTTGCAAAAACGTTATTTGAAGTCAAATTAAATTTGAATTCGGCAGAACGCCTTAGAGCCAAAGTAGCAGAACTTGAAGTAGTATTAGATTCTACTGATCGTGATAACACAAATCTTGGTGCTGTAAATTCGGTGTCTCTGTTAATGTTTACTTTCAAAAATGAGGTGTCTCTAGCACTTGTAGAAGTTGACATTTTAGTGTATGGCGTAATTGATGTATTACTTGGGGTTATAGTATCCGCAAACAAATTGATAATATCCGCTTGAACACTCTTGAATGAAGCAATTCTTGCGATGTATCCATTTGTTTGACCACGGATAAATGTATTCGCAAAGAATATGCGATTAGCAGTGCCAGCAGCACCGCTGTTTGAGAATGATATGTTTGCTACATGAAGATGAGTGTTGCTATAATTGACAGAATCATAATACACTACCTTACCTGTAGGTGTAGTTGCTGATGTGAGGCCACCAGTAGAGTTACCTACAATTCCACCCGTTGTAGCATTATTTGTGCGAACGCGAATTTTTTCACCACCTGCGAATTTGGCAGCAGTTGTAATATTGCGTACACGGACACTTGATGCAGAGAACAAAGTTATTATACCTGTAGCACCCGAAGTCATTCCTTGTGCGAAAGTAGTAGAATTTGCTACACTCAAAGTTTTTGTGTTAGCAAAAGTTCCTACAAGTAAAGTTTCGCCATGAACTGTTTCGCCTATTGTTTGTAACACACCACCTGATTGATCTGTAATAACAAGATAATCACGATTTTCATTTTTTAGAACTGCGCTACCTAATGCAGAAGTAGTAAACTTAGCAGCGTACAGAGTAAACTTCAAATCCTCTTCTTGAACAGCAGAATATGATCTATCGTTTGCTGAAATAAACAGTACTCCTGCTGCTGGCTGTGAAGTTACTTTATTCCCTGTTGTAAAATCAATATCACCAAGGCGAGCAACGAAAACTCTATAATTTGGCGTGCTTCCCGCAGGAATAATCATAATTGCATATTGCTTTGCTGTTTCCAAATACACAGGAGATGAAAAATACACTGGTGTTGGTTTGCTACCATTACTACTTGTATTCACAGATGAAGAGGGAACAACAACCTTACCAAATGGAATCAGTTTACCAGTAACTAACCCGCTTACGGGATCTATTTCTCTAATTTCAATAGTAATAGGCAATGATGAGTCCTTAGTTGAAAAATAAAGATCAACTTTAGTAACGAATACTCCACTAGTGTAAATCCTAAACGCGCCACCAGAATCAACAGTAAATGACTGGGCAATCGGGTCGCCGCCTTCGCCTCGGCCGCCGGCATCGCGCTCCGGATTCGCGGTAAAAACCGAACTACTACCCAGGTCAATCGCACCACTACTAGTTATTGTTCGTTCATCTGTGACTGTAGTTGTTGTAGTTGTTATAGGACGAGTAAAATTAGAATTCAATCCTTGTGCGCTAAACACACTCTGTGCAGCAGTTACAAGTAATCCGAGACCAATAGCATTTGTTGGATTATCTGTTAAGCGTAATATTCTATCACCAACACGGAATCTTAAAGAATTATCTGCCGGAATTCTAAACAATCCATACACATTTCCTGTTGTATCAGAAGTTAAAGTACCACCCTCATTAGCTGTGTTAGCAAATGAAGAATTTGTTGGTGTTATATATCTAGTAACATTAGTACCATCAAAGAATGAATATAGCCGAGTACTGGGTTTCAATCCCTTACCGGTAAATTGAATTATGCGAGAACGCATGAATGGAACAATAGGCGATTGATCTGAAACATCTACAGGAATAGTTGTCAATCCTGTTCTAGTCTGATTTTCAGTTGTAGTAAATGTTTGTTGTGTAGATGTGACAATAGTCGAGCCAAAGATATCGCCCGCGTTTCGTCCCAGCCCTTGTGATATCGTGGCAGCTTGTGGCGGACTCGCTGAAGTCGTAATAGCACCAAGTTCTCTTATTGACCAATTTGTTTCCCAATTACTCCACTCTGTTTGCCATGAACTAGGCAAATTTTGCCAATTGTCTTGTATTCCGTTGAAATTCATCAAAACTTCTGGTCGTTGCGTAGTATCTAACCAATAATCACTATCTGGGCTTAAAGTTAAAACTCCATTCCACAAATATTCAGCACCAGCAGTATTTCTAGTTGTTGTAGAATAAGGTTGACTTATCATAGATTCATGCGTGTATTGAAGCGTGACTAAATCACCAGCAGTTGTTGATGTTACACTACTGATTGTGGCAGTTTTACTACTAGTTCCACCGGTAACTGTTCCTGCGGCAGCAAAGGTGCCGGTTGCAGCTTCCAAATATAATTTATTATCAACTTGAAACCGCAAAGTGCTGCTTGATCCACCAGAAGTTATAACTTCTCCATTGGAAAACACAACTTGCGAATTGCTTATGAAAACAACTTGATCACGAGATATGCCACCAGTAGTTACGTTTGTTCTAACAACATTAGAGGAATTTGCAGAATGGTAAAATAATTCTATATTATCTAACGCGAATGGGGGACGAGCCACAGCCAGTTGCTTGTCGATAGAAATTTTATAATCTAAATCATATACGTTACCAATATTATGGCCTTTGAAAGAATCAACTACTATGCCATTCTTGAATCTATCGTTGCCGGCTGAATTGCGAACAGTCAAATCTTTTGCGTCTTTTTCCAAAAGAGATAATGATGTATAATATTCTAATCTTTCAACGCGATTTTTTATAGATCCTATGTCCTTCATGGTGTAACGTGCATTTTTTATAGGCATTATGGTACTAGATAAATCTTGACGACTATTTCTACGCGCAGTTTCAAACGGTAATGAAGGATATGGAGAAATCATCGTTCTAGCAATAGGCATAGCATCGCCTGTTGCAAATGGTGTTACGGGGGTCAAAGAAGGTACACCACGAATTGCAGTTAAGTTGCCTTCTTTAGTCATCACCACTAAATCGTTTCTTGCGAGATAAAAATCTAAATCTGCTGTATAATCAGTTTGTGGTGGTGAGAAATGCAATCCACCAGAAACTGTATCCAAAGTTGTTGATGTCAACGGATTGATTGAAATGTTTGTCAAAGTGATTACTGCATTAGCAGTATCAGTTATGCGCGGCCGAAGATCAATAGAATTACGCAAATCATACACTTCGCCATCACTTGGCGAAGTATAGAGTGGTATTTCATATGTGAATATTTTAGTAGTATCTGATCCTGCTGTAGAATCATTAACAGGGTAAGAATCAACTGAAAAATATCCACGCTCTCTATTTGAATGTGTAAAATAATCTAATTTTATTAGAAGTCTATCGTTAGATGCAATTGCCAATCCACTTGTTGGTTTCTTTACAAGCCGACCGTGATCATAAAAATTATCTCTTTGACCACTATCTAATGTGAAATTGCTAGTTACGTCGGTGCCTTCGCTAGTTGAACTAAAATTGCTTGAAGATTTCTTTCGCACTGAAACTAGTTTGAAACCATCAGATAGCCCTAATGGCCACGGTCCGGTTGTGTTGGCGACATACGAAGTTCCACCACCGTTTCCTACGTTGATTTGTACAAAATAATTACGATTTACTGTTTTCGTAGCTTCCTGACCATCAGCTTTTGTTAATTTAACAATTACTGAAGCTGCAAGAGTTGAAGAAGAGTTTACGTTTAGCGTTTCATTTAAAGCTAATGTTGCTGTAGTTGCTGGAGAACCAGAAATAGTTATTGAGCGATTTCCATTTCTACCTTTACCACTAAGGTCCAAAACTTGACCGAATTTGAATACCTTAGAAGGCCTTACTCCTGCTCTAGTACTACTAAATGATCCTAATACAGACAAAGAAGTAGCTGAAGCAATTGCCGAAACTATAAAGTTATGATTGTTTGATCCTTGCGCAATTTTAATAATGTCGCCAGCGGTTAATTGTGTTGAGAATGATGTGCCAGATCCAGTTACAGTATTTCCCGAAGAAGTTACTGCGACTGTTCCAGTTAATGTATTTGTGTTTGCTGAACCTCGTGAGACAATATAATAATTACTGCCGATTGCAGAGGAACTCAGTGATCCTGATCCAGCAAGACGTTCTGAAGAATCACCTGTTGATAAAGTTGCTGAACCAGAAGAATTGAAAGTAACATCAAACTTTTTATAGAATGTAAAATCTGTATCAACTGCGGAAGTAGTATCGCGAATAGTTTTAACACTTGTCACAGGAAGTCTAAAGATTGCTACGTCAAAAGAAGGATCTGTTGTGTTGGCATTTAATCCATTTGATCCTACGATATCTGCTTTACCGTTTGCATAGCCTGCTCCTGCACTGAAACAAATTGATTGAGCGTTAGTGAATCCATGCCCACTGCTCATCTTAATATCCGTCAAATATAGTTTATATTGAGCGGAAGGAAGACCCGGAGTTCCTGTAAGATATTCTATGCCACGAACTCTAGCTGTCCCTCGCTGTGCGTGTGGAAACGCAGTTAAAGAATAATTTAAAGTTGATACTGCATTAGCCTGTTGACCGCGCAAACTTACTGTGCCCTGATCATTCACATCCCAATTACCTACGACATTATCAACTATAACAAAATTCCCATAATCCACTAAAGTTTTCACTTGTTCGATGGATTCAGTATCAATTCCCTTATCAACGGCAACTACTGTAGAAACTAATTTTTCAATATCATATCCTTGCACATACGCCTTACCAGGCTGAACTGCAATTGCTAACTTATTTGCATTTCCACCATCTGCTGATGTAAAAACGCCTCCATTGTTGGCGCTGTTTAGATGTTCGCGGAGACTTGCAGTTAAACCACGAACGACGTAATCTCCAGATTCGTCTGATGTTCTTTTTGCGACAAAATCGCGAATACCAGAATATTGAGGAGCATCTGCACGAGATTGAATTATGCCATTCTTTATTTGAAGCAATTCAATGAAATTATTTGCTGCTGTGACCGATATTGCTTTTCTAGCTAATGTTGCAACCAATTTCAAACGTGCAGCGCCTGGTGCAGCATAGTTATATGCTCCCTGTGCTGGATCTAGAAGTGTAGTGTCACTCGATTCCTTGACAATAGATTCTATTATGTCTAAACCAATACGATAAGTGCTGTTCGCACTATATTTGTCTAAAACAAGAGTCTGTTCTGCAACGCGAATGAAGTGGTCTTTAGCGTAAACAACACCAGCTTTAATTGTTACTGCGCCACCAAAACCAACGGCGGGACCTAGTGCTGATGTTACAGTGTTAGCTGTTAAACCACTACCATCCGTTGCAGTTAGTATTTCGTTATTTGCAAAAAATTTAGTTCCGCTTGTGTTTGCTGCTGTATATTTTACGAAGAATGTCTTGAAATTAGGAGTATTAGCTTCTGATCCATCATTTGTGTTGATAACTAAAGCGCGAACACCTGATGTAGTACCTCTTATAGTTTTATTTAGAAACGCAGCCGCATTTATAGATGCAGCAGAAGAATTATTATTACGGAGCTTGACATAGGTATATTGTCTATCTACAGTGATCTGACAACCTCTAACTGGGCTACCTTCTTTGAAAATATGTTCAGCAAATCTGTCAATCTGATTTTGCAAAATGCTCTGCATCTGCGTAAGTTCACGCGCCTGAACTGCAAGTCCTGGACGATAAAGAATGCGATGAAAGTTCTTATTTTCATTGAAATCATCATAATATGGATCAACATTTAGATCAGTAGAAAGGGTGCTGGTATTTGCTTCATTCGCCATTAAATAGTTCCTCTTTTCTCATACTTACGCATATTTATATTACATTTTAGAATTTCACAACTAATCTCACATCCTCATTTTGATCTGGACCACGGGTAACTGGGCTACGATTTTCAGTGTAAAGAATGTCACCAGTAAATTCGCGAACAGCTGGTCTAATAAATGTAGAAACTGTTGCAGTTTTACCAGATGATGCGCCAGTAATAGTTTCTGCCGCAGCAAATCTTGCACCGATGCCATTCGTTGTAACACGAATAACACGAACAATTCCTGCCGTTCTAGCAGCATTTGTATTTGCAAACGATACGAAACGCGCTTTTGCTCCAGATGTTCCACCAGTAATAATTTCATCTGCCGTAAGATCACCGTTTAGAGATGTGACTGTTATTCTAGAACACTGATCAATTACAGAAGAGTTTGCTACTGTGCCACCCCTCAATGTGGGATCCCTCATTAATCCAACAACACGAAAATCATTATTTGATGGAAATGTATTTGACTCTATACCACTAATAAGAACATTTAGCATTACATTAGTAGTACCGAGTTCATCTACAGGAATGCTACCATGGCCGCCTGGTGGAGAAATTACTACTGTTCCGGTTGCTCCACTTCCACGGCTAGAATTTGCAGAAAATGTAACATTTGCTGTTGAATAATTCAAACCAGTGCTGATCATCGTAACTTTACGAATTTGCCCTCCAAAAGTATTCGCAACATATGCTGTTGCGCGTTGAGCGGTAGTTACACCAGAATCCCCTCTAATAATGACGTTTGGTCCAACAATATAAATTGTCGATGTATTTGGCGTTACTGAAAATGCGCTGTTTACAGTTAATGTTCTAGTTGCACCAACGTAGTTTACTGCTTTGCGAAGTTGCCCTGAACCTAATCCACTTGAGAGATACAAAGTAGAATTATTGTAGATATCATCCGTTTGACTTGCGTTTGTATTCAATACTATAACTGAGCTATTTGTCACAGAAGAAAATGTATTAGTTGTGGAAAGATATCCTGTTCCATTTGCTGTTATCTTAATGTGATGAATAGCTCCGTTTGACGCTGCCTGTTGGACTGTAAACTGGGCTGATCCATTATTTGCTGTTAGCTTTTTCACAGGCATATAATTTGAATTCAAAAATTGATCGTCTGCTGTGGTTATAGAATACAAAAACTTCCAACGATAATTATCAGCAGTTGTTGTTATTGCAGTTCCTGTACCTGTAGGCTTTACAGTTGATCTTCCGCCGCGATTATTATCAATAACTTTATATACATTATTGTCGATTGTCAAAACATAAAATGTAGTATTAGAAGTTGTAGTAGCTGAAGACGGGAACAATGAGGAATTAGTATCGGAATATTCTGTATACGATGTATTATTCGTCCAATTATATCTGGGAACAACAAAAGATGTATCTGAAGTTTGAACTCGCTTCATAGCTATCATATCACGATAACCATCGAATTCTATATTTTGAACAGTATCAGTAGGAGTTGTTGGTGCAGAGTCGTCTGTAAAAGCAGTTACTCGACCTATAAAGATATAATATCTCGACAGTGATGCTTCACTGAATGATTCAAAAAACTGCTCCGCGTTATGAGTGCGGAACCTTCTAGTTACTTTCCCAGAAATTGCCATTAACAATCCTTGCGTTATTATCTAATGTGTTTATGCAGAAGCCGTGTATGTAATGCTTAGGGTGTCTCCGCCTGTCAACACTTTATCGCCAACAGTAAACAACCCAGCTGAATATATTACACCAGAAGCATTTGTTGAAGCCTTAGTCGAATTATTAGCAATAAATGCTCCTTTGGCCGTTCCTGATACATCGATTGAAAATATAACAGCATTTGATGTTGCTTTAGAACCAGCAGAAGCAGCAGCAAAAGTTACTTGTCTACGAGTTGATTGACTATATCTTGGAACCAATCCATTTGCCGCCCCAGATTCAATCCATCCAGCATGGCTCGCATGTGTATCTGCAGCCGCAATTGCTGAATAACCATTAGACGCAATTAATCCCATGAACCATGTGGATCTATTTGCATTTACTGCTGCTGTGCCCATAAAGATATTTAAGATCGCATTTTTGCCAGCAGTTAGGACAGTATTATTAAATTCGTCCTCCCACTTTAAGTTTCCATTTTTATCGTGGCAAATTGCCGTAAAGACGCCATGCAAATCAACAGATTCTGATGATCCAGCACCACGAGTTATTTGAACATCAATACTATCTGTTGGATTTATTTTTTCATTGCTCACAGCTATAGCTCCTTTAATTTCCTATTGTTAATCCACTGTTATTCGATTATTGTATTTATAATGTATTTATTACGCTATCATACAACAGTATCATCCAAACTTAACACACCGGCAATAAAGTCTTGTATCACTACTGCTGCGTATGAAGAAATAACAACGTCAGCCCAAGAACTTATAAGTCCACTTCCTTCAGATATAGCTGCAACTGCCCCGCTTACTCCAACGACTGAATCACTCGTTGTAATTGTTTCAGATATGCCAGCAGTGGTGCTCAATGCACCCACAACTACTTCTGCCGCTGTAACAGATTCAGATATAGCTGCAACTGCACTGCTTACTCCAACGACTGAATCAGTGATTGTTACGGCTTCATTCACGTACATGATCGAAGCGTGTGTCGCACCAATTGAATCACTCGTTGTAATTGTTTCAGTGAGTGCACCAGTGGTACTATTCTTACCTGTGACTGAATCAGTTAGAGTGACAGTTTCAGCGGCAAGAGCTATAGTAAAGTCAATTGTCGCTTCTGAGCCGGTAGTAACTGATGTTGTGTCAACTTCTAAATTAGAAACATCCAAGGTGCTTTCAATGTTATAATTTCCAAACATAATTGTCCCAGATGGGTGCAATAATGATTTTACTACGTTTTTATAATCACTCACTAATTGGCTTACTCTTATGACGTAAGAAAATTCTTGATAATAATAATTATCTTGAAGCTTTTTATCCGAACTCAAAAATCCCTTAGTGTCAAGGTATCTTCCTGCTAAATTTATTGAGCTTGCTATTGTGAAATTTGCGTTTGCTGAATATAAACCTTTACGGCGAACTCCTCGCGTCAATCCTTTAGTATCAAGTGATGTATCTGTAGTGTTAGCTGCACTTCTTGATGTATTCGTAATAGTTGATACATCGTTTCTCACAAAGCTATCATTTGTGTTAAATATAGAAATTCCAGTAATTGTTCCTGATACTGTATTTGAAACAATAACTGCATTTTGCCCCTTTATTCCTGCGGGAGAAAATCCATCAGCTACTACGCCAGCTGCTATGTCTAAATCAAGTACAGTCACTGTTGGCTTCGATGTGTACCCATACCCTGTAGTCAATAGAGAAATAGTATTAATAGTACCTGTGGCATGAGTTGCAAAAGTCAAAGCGGAAGTAATTGTAGAAGTTATATTAGCTGCTGCTAAAGCTGCTCTTATAACAGAAGTGTTAGAACCTAAACTTACAAACGTTGATCCTGTATTCAAAACAACATTTCGCATTGGGTTGATAACGTTTTGATTTATATTTACATTTTGAGTGTTAGAAAGATTCAGAATTTTGAATTGAGCAGGTTTTGTTGGATTTCCACCAGTTATTGATATTGTTGAATTTGATATACGATAACCAGATCCCCCCTTTACAATTCTAAACGTCATTGCGGTTTCATCTGTTGTTGATGTCACAATTCCATTAGCTACTCCACCAGAGTCACCTGTTATATTAACAGTATCTCCGGTTCTATGAAATGCTCCACCATCAAAAACATTTAGTGTAGTTATTCCACCAACTAAGTTTGAAGTTACAATAGAATTGCCTAATCCATCTGTTATAGTTTCAAAATCAGTGAAAGTTCCCGTAACTTGTTCTATCCGTACCTGTATAAGTTGGACACCAAGCACAGTTATTCTAAGAACTTCTTGTACACGGCCACGCGCACCCGAACTCGATCCTGTAACTTGTCTTCCATTCAAAAGATCAGGATTTCCAGCAAGCCGTGTGCCGCGAAGAACAGTTTCACGGACCCAACGCCCATCTGAAGCGCGAAGGATGTCATCACCCGGATAATAAAAATCTATTTCAGTGTTGAATAATATGCGAAACAAAAATCTATATGATTCCTGTGAACCACGCGCTCTATAAAACTGTCTAATGTATTTTGCAAGTAATCTTTTATCTACTAGAACATTTCTAGGAATACTTGGCATAAATTCGCGTTGAAAGTATTCTACAAATTCATCTAGAGTTCTATCAATGTCTTGATAATCAAACAATCCACGAGAAGCATCTATTGCGTCTTTGGATTGTTCCATATATTCAAAATAAGCTTTTAGAAATGCAATAAACTTAGGCGCATCGTCTCTTAGAAACCCAGAAAACTGAGATTCTATCTGAGAAGATAGCTTACGATATATTTCATTTGCGCCAATGATAGCCATATTAGTATGATGATGATAAGTTTGTTAAAATGGTTTCATATGTAGTGTCATTACCTTGTGTAGCGACTGTGCTTATCTTAGCACTTACCACTTGTGTAGTTGATTCAATCACAGTTATTGTAGTGTCTGAAAACAATAGTAATTGATTACGCAGAGGAACTATGTTAGGTAATACTGGTCTTGCATAAACAGATATGCTATCTCCAACAAATGCACTTGGCAAAAAGCTTTTTAATGTGATAACACCAGTCGTGTAATCTATTGTTCCTGCGTTGGTATCAAGATATACTTCAGAAGTGCCATCAACATAATAAATTCCTATTACACCATCATCGTCATTGAAAAATGCTGATTTACCCTGAAATGTAAATCCTGACGAACGCACTGCACCAATATTTGCTAGTTTATTATTATAGTTTAATGTATAGGAATTTTTTGTTACTGTTGATGGAACAAATCGCTTTTGAATATCAATTATAGCACTAGTTCCTACAATACTCTGATCTGCGTCATCTAGGAATCTCAAAAATCTTGAGAAGTAAAAATTCTTAGCAAATCTATCAAATGTATTTGTTTCAAAAGCAATAACGCGATTAGACACGAGGTTGCCTATTTCAGATGCTGTTCTTGTTGTAGCAGTAGAATCATATTGAACTATTACTGTTGGTGTAACATACAAATATGTTGGATCGACAAATTCCAAATCTACAGATTGAACGTTATACTTTTTAATAGAAGTTTTTATTTCTTCTTTTGTTTGACTTGAAGTCAAAGTTCCCTGATACGGTTTCATAGCAGCATATACTTTACCATAAATTGGTGGATCATTGTCTTCTCCACCCCAAACGGAAGCAGCTTGAATATCTTTGCGCTCACGAAGAATGATCCGTTCGTAATCGCTAGTCGTTACTGCTCTATTTTGCGTCTCATAAATTTTTGGTGCATTGAATCTAATTGATTCTATACTTTCTTGATCAGCCCCACCTGTAGCACGAGTATTGACTTTAAAATTAAACGGCGTTACACCGCCTACACTTCCTACTGCTGTAAAGTTATTAGCGCCATTACCACGAGTAGCACTACATGTACGATATGTTATTGATATTGTGCTATTATAGTCTGGACGTTGACCTAGAACATTATCACCAAAACCTATTTTGTATTTAAAATCTCTGTCAGCTTCAACGTAGAAAATCTTTGAAGATGAATTTACAGTTAGAATATCGTCTGCTTGAACATATGTCTGTGTATTTCCGGAACTCGTAATTGCAACAGAAATACTTCTGGTATCCACGCTTGCGTTTGGCAAAACAAATGCTGTATTTGATGTTGTAAATGCGAATCTATGTGTTAGTGGATACCCCTCCACAAGAGTTATATCGCCTCTAAATCCATTAGTTGAATTTGCAGTAATAACATATGTCTCTGGGGTTACGAAAGTATATGATACACTGTTTATAGTAGAAGTAAACTGTGTATGTTTTGGAATAGAAATGATTGTGAAAGATGAATTTGATACGGCCGTTGTATATGTTATCCGCACATTAGCTGTCGCGCCACGTGCTGATATTGGCATATAGTTTACCAGCTTGGCGCGTGAAGCTACGCTATCATAGAATTGTGCTGAATCAATGAACGATTCTGAAGCTGCCATATTCGTATAAAACGCATTATAGTATGTATTGTATGCCAATAAATCTAACAGGGTTCCTAGTGCAGAATCTTGAAAATCATAATCAGCAAAATCTGGTTTTGCTGCGATAAAATCGCGGAGATTGCGACGTATTGTGTCGTAATTCAACCCTGTTACTAGTAGTGATGTATTTGCTGCCATTATTTTATTCCTGTTTTCTTAGCATTTTAAACTTTTCAGCGAACTCTTTCAAGATCAATACCTAATGTTACAGATGCTCTGCTGTTTAATGGGCGGAAGATAATTGATATAGTCAACATATTTCTATCTGGATCTCCACCAAATCTAATGTCCAAAAGTTGAACCCTAGGTTCAAAATTTTCTATACAAGTTTCAATTGCATATCTTATGTTAGACTCTGTTACGGCTGTATAGTTTTCAAACAACATACTACGAATGTCAGATCCAAATAATGGGGCGTATGGCCTTTCATAAAAAGAAGTCAGTATAAGATTTTTTAAAGCTTGCTTTACAGAATCTGAGTTTTTCTTGATTATAAGTTTACCAGTCACTGGGTGAGCAGTAAATCTAATATCAAAATCTTTATAAATGATTTCTTTTAAAACTGTAGCCATATTGTCCTCATTAGTGCTTTTCTCTATTTATTAGAAAAATAACTCTTGACAATTACAAAAAGTGTAGTATAATAAGCATTGTGCTTTTCAAGAATATTCATATAACTTTTTAATTAAATTAATCATACATCTAGTTATCCGGGTGCTTCAGACTCAGGTATATCAGAATTTATAGTTTCAATTGGCCCAGATTCTAGATTACGATCTCTTGTACGGCCAACCATGGTTAAAAATAATCTCTTTTCATTCGCAAATTTAGTCGCGATTTCAGTACCAGTATTAGCTACATCTCTACCTATTCTATCAAGAGATTCAGTTAATTTGACTTTATCCTGCAGAGTGTCTCTAATTTTAGCTTCCATCGATGAACGTAGATTTTCTAATAATCCTGTAGGAAATATTTCAGATGCACTAGCCCGAGCTACAAGTGCATCAAAGGATTCTTTATCACGGTCAGTCATTACCTGCACTCGCGTCTCAAGCTTCGCTGCTTCTGCTGCATCTACTACTTCATAATCAGGTACTATTTCTACAGGAAGTGTAGGCTTTAATTCTGGTAGAGCCTTTAAAACTTCTAAACCATTTATGATTTTCATATTTGGTATATCTTTCACTATAGAAAACGTAGAATCACTGAACTTAGATACAATAGAATTCATATCTACAGATGGAAATTTTGCTGCAATTGTGCTCATTTCACTCACAAACCCAGTTGGGTTCGTAGATAATGATGCCATTGCATTGAATATATCTTCTTGTAAACTTGCTGTTGGGATTTCAAGTTCACTCAGCATACTGCCAAATTGATCTTTCAAAGAACCCAACTTAGTATCTACTTGCGTTTTTATAGAAGATATCTGGCCTGCAATTCCATCTGTTGCTGAAGATAAAGTTTTTACTTTACCCATAAGATCTGTTTCTATAGCGTTGAATTGTTCGATGATTGGATTCAATCCAGGAAAAGTTAGATTGTTCGTCAATGTTGCTAAAGATGGTATTGGAATGGGAGACGTAATAGCCATTTATATAGACTCCGCAGTAGATGCTGTGGGTATTAATGTGCAATCGTTATCTGAGGTCCGAACAGGATCAGTAGAACAAGCGTAATCTACACCAGCAGCATGTCTATTGTACGTATCTTTACCAAAGTGACTCTTATAGTCATTGTCGTATCGCACATTAAATACACCATTATAATCATACTTAGCAATACCAGCTACAGATAGGTCCAGCGTTGTATTGTATGTAGTTTTAGCTGCGGCTGCTACAGAGAAATCTAAACTTGTTCCAAATGTGAATTTAGCTGCTGTTGTTGATTTTAGCGAAAACTTAGAGCCGGAGGCAATAGACAGATTAGCGCCTGATGCTATATTCAAATCACCAGTAGAAATATAATAACTTGTACCCTTAGTTACTAATGTTCGCTCATCTAATGAAGATGATTTATATGTTTTCTTTATGCTTTCATTAAATGTACCATTTATCTTTAGATCGTCGTCTCCACCTACTATCGTGTTTCTATTTCCATCTATTTTGGTCGTTTCATTCATAGCTATATTAGTAGCACGGGATCCTGTCAATTCGGTGTAATCTGTACCACCGCCCTTATCTTTACCGCCTATTTTAGTATATCTATTACCATGAACAGTGAGATGATAATCCCCAACGACTTCTTGAATATAATCACCTTCGACTAACAACCTAGCATCACCTTTTATTGTGACATTACAATCACCGTTGATTAATACATTATTATCTTTAACATATATTTCGTAATTTTTTCCTACAACTTTAGTGACCTTTGAACCATCTGGCTGTATTTCATAAAATGTTCCTGTTCTGTGATATTGATGTATTCTTTCGCCACCAGCGGTGTCATCTATTTCAAATGCGTGACCACTTTCAGTTTTTATAACATGATTCAATGGATAAACTGAAGTCGAATCTCCTCTTTGAACAGGTTCTTCCCATGTCACCGAAGCTTTTGTCTTGCCCTGTGAAACTGTAGAAAGACTATACACTTCAGCAGTAGAAACATCTTCTACTCGTGTTTCAGTTTTATCTTTTGAGACCTTATCTTCTTCCCAAAACTTATTAGATAACTTTGGCGCATCTGGAACATTCAACGCAATAGGATAAATCCCAGTTGGATCTCCAAAACCAGAAAATCCATCTTTAGCTTCAGTAGAAATACCAGGTAGAGTGCCGAGTATCATTGGCGATGTCGCGTTTTTGCCATCCAAGAAAAAACCAATAACAGTTGTACCTTCAAGCACTCCTGTTGCAGTTTGTCCTATTCCGCCAAGACTTCCGGAAGTTATGGGCATCATAACTTGAGCCCAAGGTAAATCTTCTTTTGCTACTTTGCCAGTTTCTTTTGTATGCCAACCGTAACAACGAACTCGTACACGACCAGCACATAGAGGATCCATTCTATCTTCTACGACACCAAAAAACCAAACGAATCCATCAAGCCCAAGATTTTCACCAGCACTACGAACAGTCATTATGTTACCTTTTCTTGAAAGTTTTTTCTCATTGCTTCAACAACCGTTGCATAATTGCCTGATATAACATCTATTTTGTGTGCTACGGCAGTAGCAATATATTTACCTGAAATATTTGGATCATTCTTCCGTTTGCCCGCAACGGTGTCATCCGCTCGGGGAATGATTAGATTCATAGTTTGACCAACAATAATGTTTGGATTAGCAGGAACTGAAAAATGTATTCTCATGCTACCAAATTGCATTAGTGTAGATGATTCTCTTGCTAGAAAACCTTGTCTGCGCCTAAATGTGTTTTGCGTATCATTGTCTTGATTTGTAATATAATCTGTGGTTGATCTATGTGCATCAGTAATAACAAATTTGCTTACAGTGGGTGCCTTGAAATATCTATCAAGAGATTTATTAGAGATAGTTGCCTGATTTCCTTTTGAACCCTTAGATTTATCTTTTGAGTAATCATATGTCACACTTTTGAAAGTTTTGGTGAGTGGATCAAATGATTTCACTTCCATGCTATATTGGCCGCCTATTTGACCGTGTATAAGATTGACTGAATTGTTTATTTCGAGAAATGAAATATTGCTTTCCAACTTAGCTGAAGCACCCGGAGTTGACTCTGCTGAAGATAATTCATCATATATGAATCTGTGTGATGGAGCTTTAGCATATAATTCATCTAATGTTTCAAAATGATATCCTTCCATAGTTTCATAAAACAAATATATTGAAGCTGGATTAGTTATAGATTCTGCTTCTCGACATAATTGCTTTATAAAAGCATTTACTGTTATTCCAGTAGCAACGAAATGTTGAATGCCTTTAGTTTTTTCAAAAGACACTAATTTTTTACCACTAACTGGTGTCAAATATTCAGAAACAATATTTTGTATGATTTCATGTACCGGTTTTTTATACGAGCGATCAACTGAAGTTGATGCGTCTATCAAATTTTCTTTAGTTGTTAAATTCAATGTATAAGCTTCTAAATCATTCTTTACTTTAATTCTTTCTGACACTTTGAAAACTATTAATTTTCTATTCAAGGATCTAGAACCAGTGCCAGAGCTTGTTATATTCATAGTAAGTTCTTCACCACCAACTATAGGTAAAGTTGTATATAATGCTGTACCATCTAACATAGTCATGGTTGCTGATATGTAAGAAGAAAATAAGTCTTCATATAGAAATACTTCACTAGTAACATCCTGTATATTTACTTTATTATTTACCGTTGCTGATCTAATCTGAAGTTGTTTTATATCAGCTATACCTACTTTATGAAAACTCATGTGACAAATATTTCCTCAAATTCACGCATTACATCGGGAACAAAAGCCGCATCTAATATTTTTATAGTTCGTTTGCGATTATTTTCATTTTCTTCAAAAGTAAAACAATCTATATTGCGTCTAACAGAAGGTGCCAATAATATATATGTTGCATAATCTACTTGAAGTGATCTTTCGGGAATAACGATTCTTTCACCATCGTATATTACTTGTTCTGATCTAGATTGAATAATTTTTTCATAATGGTGATTTAGAGCTTGTGCTGAAGAAGTGCTACCATACTTTTGACGAACATAGTCTTCAAATTGTTTTTGATTTAATGGCCATTGAAAATACGGATCAAAGATATTATTAGTTATAAAAAACAACCAATCCAATCTTGGATCTTGATAATATTTCTCTGCCATTATATCTGGGCGATCTGAATCTTTTACGTCATAATTATAAAATATCAAACTATTGTTTCTAGAAATCTCACTCAATCTAAATCTACGTGTTATGTCTATTGCTAAACTTGGAGTATTTTGCCCAGTTGGATCATATGCAACAAATGGATGTGGTGTAAAAAAATATGACATTATCTACCTTTTTCAGTTATGTTTTCTTTAGTTACAATTTCTGTTTCTTTGAAGGTTAATCCTAATTTAATAGATGTTGGTGAAGGATCATCAGGATTATTTTCGCTTCTTGCATATGTTGGAATTCCTGCGGGGTGATAATCAACTTCAATTGACGTTAATACTGATGCTCCAATGCTAAACAAAAAACCAGCATCGCCCTTTGGCTGATGACGAAATTCTATATCAAAATAATCTGGATAT